GTAATAAGTGCAGCACCTTTGTCTTTCCAACCCAATTGAGTTGCAAATCGTTTAGCATAAGCCATAAGAGCAAATGCATTACCATCAGGTCCTGTTAAATCTATAATAATTGGTCCGTTTTTCTCTTGTTTTTCTCTGATCATTTTGTTTATCTTTTAATTACAGAGCTAATATACAAAAAAAAGCCCAAACTAAAAAATTTGGGCTTAATTATTTTCATAAAGTTACGAACAATTTACATTTTAAGTTTAAATTCCTTTAAATATTGACATTTTTCGTACTCTTCTTGTTTTTCAAAGTATTTGATCATTTCATCTATTTGATGTTCTGTAGGTTCTTGGTCAGTTTCTATAAAAAATTCAGGGATTAAATCTTCTGGAAAATCACCACCTTGGTGTACAGTAATAAAACATATACATGTTAATATTTGCATAAGTGTTACATTGCCACTTATGATTTCAAAACTATTTTCTATAGCTTTACCTCTGTTTCTCATACTCTACCAATTTTTCTTGTAATTCACATCATCGACCCATGAGAATAAACGAGTCTCTTCAACGTCATGTAAAATAATAGTCTTATCAGTTATCTTATCATTATAAAAATATTCATAATTAAATAAAGCAACATCTAGATCCATTTTTTCAATAATCTTATTGTTGAATGTTTTACAACCATGTGCCCATGTTATTCTATCATATACGCTAAGACATTCATTAATGATTCTACTTTGAGGTGTAGATCCATATACTGTACAATCAATTAGTGTATTATGTTCTTGAGTAGGTTTCATACCAGCAAAAAATGTGTGCTGTTCTGAAAGTTCATCTAATATCAAATCAAATGGTCTAATTGGTTTTGCATCAATATCACAATAAACGCCACCAAAATCTCTAAGTAAAAGAAGTCTAACTCTATCGGCAATAAATGCCCATTTATAAACTTCTGGTTCTTTTACATAGTTTTGCAAAAATGGATCATCTTTATAAAGATCATTGAATATTTCATCATGACTCCATAACTTATATTCCCAATCTGGATGCATCGCTTGCATCTCTTCTCCAAATCTTTTACACCACTCCGGTACTTCTTTAAATCCTATCCACACTTGATGCAACTTCTTAGGTATTTTATTTCTTGCCATTGATTTTTATTTATTTTTAGTCCAAACTAATTTTCCATCCACTTGTACATTTGTAACATTAGGATTTTTATCTAAGATTGCATTAACATATGCTTTCCAATTTTTAACTTTGTCATATGCTTTGGTTTCACCATTAGACAATTCTACGATTACTGTTGAACCACCTGGAGTTAGACTTAAACCATTTGTTCTAAACTCGTCACTTACGTAATATCCGCTCATAATTATTTTATATATTTAAATAGGTTTAAAACCTCTGGGCACTCAAATCTTTCTGGGTGCCATTGAACTGCAATGATTTTAAGTGCTTCATCTTCTATGGCTTCTGGAATCCAACCACCATCAAAAGACATATGTGTCACTGTAAAATTATCTGCAATTGTTGAGCACCATTGATGATGTCGAGAATTAACTTCAAACATTATATCATCTAGGTTTTTGATATAATGAAATTGTGATTCTCTTTCACTATGATCCTCATCGTCTGAGAATTCATCACTTTGATGATACTCTACTATTCTGTCTTTTAGGTCTTCTACCTTACCGCCAAAATAATGATTCAATATTTGCATACCTCGACAAACGCCTATTATTGGTTGTTTTGCTTCTAGTGCCATTTTTATCCAACTAAGTTCTCGTCGATCTCTTTCGATATTTTTACCAATATCTGCACCTCCACATAACATTAAAGGAGCATCTATCTTTTTATACCTAAGATCTATCATAACTGGTTCAAAACCCTTTGATATAATCCAATCAATATATGTCCTTTCTTCTATCTCACCTTTTGGCGGTGCAACAAATACTTTCAAAGCCTTTTATTTTTTTAAGATCACTTGTCTAATTCTATCAAATATTTTCTTTAAATCTTCTTCAGAATCAAATGACCATTGCTCAGTACTTAGTGTAAAGAAACATCCACCATCTCGGTCAATACCAAGACTTGATTGTGCTTTAACTTCTAAGAATTCATAATCATTATTACCATCTAAACAATGTGCATCTTGTGAGAATCTAAAAGTTGCTTCTTCTAAAATTAAACCTTGTTCTTCCATATTAATTATACTTAAAAATCTCTTTCAGTTTCATAAATAGCTTTGATCACTGGAAATCTTAGTGAATTTGTACCATTTTGATTTGTTGTTTCCTCAAAATATTGGATAGTTACTTGCTTACCAATAATTTGATCAGGATTATTAAAATAATGTCTACGTTGTTCATGACTAAAACCACTACCAACTTGAACTCTATTTCCTTTATGTTCGATAATAATATTTTTTAACATTAATTCTGAAACTTCTGCACCATCTACAATAACTCTGTTAACATCATTCTCAACATCAAGTACATAGTATTCTGCATCTATGAATGATTTTACTTTAAGAACCTCATCAGATCTCTTACCTTTGTAAGTTGTATTCTTACGTAACATAAGTCCTTCCCAACCTTCATTTTTAGAGTGCTCTAATAAACTAACGAACATATCGTCTGCACACATAAACTGATCAAGAACTGAAACACCTTTTAAATCATTAGGTACAATGCTTTCAATGTTTGCAATACGTTGACCAAATTTTGTAGTTGAAACTTTAGATTCAAACTCTTTAATTGTCAAATGGTCAAAGATATAATAATGAGGTTGTTCGATTGTGTGATCTTTACGTTTGATTTCTTTCATGATACTTGTGAAATCCTCGTTTCCTTTCTCATCAATCATACAAATTTCACCATCTAAAACTGTATTAATAAGACCAAGTTGTCTAATAGAAGGTTTAAGATTATCAAGTGTTAAGAATTCATTTCCTACACGTGAATAAAATCTAGGTTCACCTTGACCATCAATAATACAGACACATCTACATCCATCTAATTTACGACTAACAAACCAACCATCTGACCATTTAACTTTCTTTTGAGTTTTCTCGTCATATGCTTTTGCTAATGCAACATCAAATGTTGGTATTAGATCTGGAATTACAGTATTAATCATAGACGTTGTAGCTCTCGTCTTAAGATTACGATCAATGATATTAAAGATTAATTCCTCGGATTCAGGATATGCGCTAACAAACGCATTGACTGCTTGAATGGCGGTGTGACCAGTAATATAACGAATACTAAGGTCATCCAACAAACTAAAAAGATCGTTATACACGTTTTCTGAAGCAACCAAGTCGCTACGTTTTTTACAAGTTTCTGAAGTAACATAATATTGTTTAAAAGTATTATATGTATACTCGAGTACTTTGCGAATTATCGGATCGTTTGCATACTCTTTTAACACATTCAATTTATCAGTATTACTGTTTGTAGAATTTTGAGCATCTACGAACTCTTGAATTTTATTTAAATCTTGCATTATGCTTCTGTTTTATCTTCGATTACTAAATATTTTTGACCACCTTCTAATTCTTTAACTGTACCACTTTCAATAAGTGTTTTAACGTAATTAGGATTTTCTTTGTTTAAAAATGCCAACATTTGAATCGTAGGCTCCATGTAAATTACTTTCATATTATACTAGTTTATGTTTTGTTTGTTTTTAATTATAGAGCTAATATACAAAAAAAAGCCCAAACTAAAAAATTTGGGCTTAATTATTTTCATAAAAGTTACGAACAATTTATGCTATGTCAGTGGACTCTAATAATGTATAAGTAAATGAGTTTCCATGAATTGCTTTGGCTTTATTAATAAGTGCCATAAATTCATTAAAATCTTTTACTCTTTTAAATACTTGACAACCTTCTGACCAGTTTTCTACGTAAGCTGATTCTGTTTTAGGATTAGATCTGTGTCCATTAATTCCGAATAAACCTTCTTGAATAATAGTTTCATTGAAAGTCATGTCCTTATTCTTATCACGATAAACTTTAACAGGTTTAACTTGACGCATTGCTTCATATTTACCTTGATGTAGACCAACAGCCCACATTCCTCTATATTGTCCAGGTACTACTCTTGCAACTCCATTTGGATTGTGAAATTCTTTTACAGCTTTTGTTCCAGGATCTGTTGTAATGTTCCATTGATAGAATTTCCAAACACCATCTTCTTTAAAAGAGAGTGTCATA